TCGTCTGCCTTGGGCTGTAAGTGTTTTAACCACGGTGTTTCTATAATTAGTTTTTGTAGGAAGATAGACATGTTGTCTGCACGCTCTTTAGAAGCGGAGATAATCATGATCTTCTTTTCTGGGTCTTTAAATAGTGTCCACAACACGAAAGCGCCTGTAATCCATGATTTACCGATTCCTCTGAAAGCTTGAATCTGTAGGCGTTTAGGACCGTGTTGTAGGTAGTCAGCAATAGCGTACTGAGCGCGTGTAGGCGTAGGAAGATCTAGTTGTCCCCACAGAGCTTGTAGGAACAACTTGAAGTCATCTTGTAACGCCTCTAGGACGTTTGTCATTAATATCCACCGCTCATCATGCCTGCTGCATTGACAGGTTGTTTAGTTTCATCTTGTTTGGTGTTATTTTTGTTATTAATTAAGGGTGCGCTTGGATTTGCACCTAACAATCCGGTTGCAAAGGATTGGTTAGACCCAAATGTTTTTAATATTCCGTTTACTCCTCTAATTACTGTCTTGTATCCATTATTGACGATAGGATTTGCATTTTCAGTTGGAATATTAGGACCCGATTTCCTGTAACGACTTGGGTATTGATTTATTTCTTGCTGCATTTCTGTTTGTCTTTTTTCAAATCCATCAACAGTTGTATCAGCTACAGCTTCTCCATTTGCTGCCATTACAAGTGCATCACCAACAACAGGTACTTCGCCTACTGCTCCAGCAATAAGGTGACCTGCTGCTTCAACATTATTACCAGCAGCATAAGCACCTCTAGCATCATTTACTGACAATGCCATTCCTACTCCTGGTACTAATGCAGCCGGACCAATTCTTTTAGCCCAATGTAGTGCGCCATTTTTACTAACTTCAAGAGCAGCTTTTTTACCAATTCTGGTATTAGTATCAATATAGGCATTTGACAAATCTAATGTAGGAATTTCGGGTGCGCCATATGCTCCACCGGCACTTTCTGCTAAAGACCTGAATCCACCGTTACCGTCAGGCACTTGAATTGCATTGCCTAAAGTTTTGATCGTAGGTTGGTGTTCAAGTATAGTTTGTTTAGAAAAAGAATTGATTCTGTTTCCATTAGAGTCTGAAACAAATTCATTGATACCATCGTCAAATAATGTACGCTGCCATCTTTCTCGATGATATTCGCTTGCTTCTTTAAATCTATCTGCCTGTACTAGAATAAATTGTTCTAAATATTCAGCTTGTTCCTTACTTGAAGCATTTATTAAAGGCGTGTATTGACTTGGCTTTTCTCCGAATTGTTGTCCTGCTCTATGTAGAGAAATGGGTTTTGCTTCTTGCAATACCTCATCTGGAATAACTGTTTTGCCTAAAGGACTTCCTTTGGAATTTTGTCTATTTAAATGAGATCCTTCATTAAATTGACTTGTTGCATCTAAGTTTGAAGGACCGTTTCCAGGTATAAACCCAAATTTGTCATAAAGCCTGTCCCTTGTTTCTAGCCAAATATCAACTGGTGTCCTTAATCCTAAGTCTCCTCCAGTCCTTAGAGCAATTTTATGATGCATTGGCATACCATCTATGGCAGACCACTTTTTCATATAACCTGATTCTAACTTCCTAAGACTTTTCATTAAGTCTACGTCAGACATACTGCCTGCATTCGCCATAATATCCACATAGATTTCAGGATCCCATGCAAAAGCAGCTCCAAATCTACGCCAGTTCTTTAAATTGTGAACGTCTCCGCTGCCTGGTTTAGGTAAACCCTTGGCTTGGAATCCTTCTAATCTATCTATGTTTTCTACAATCTGTAGTCTAACTTTTTCGTAGGCTTCTTTTGTATAATTATCCATAAAAAAAGCCCCCTTCCGGGGGCGTTATCCATATGTGGATTGATGTGCTATTTAATGTGGGAAAGAATCAAACCTTCTCTAAGTTGATTCTCTCCAAACTTGGCTCTCATCCAGGAGCGCCAATGGTGGCTTCCTTTATCCTGATTACATCTGGTACATGCTGGTACGACATTCGTATTGACATCTTCGCCCCCAAGAGAACGAGGATGTACATGGTCCAAAGTAAGTTCGTGTAATTCATAAGTCTCTCCGCAATAAACACAAGTGCAGCCAAAATGTTCTTTAATACTGCGCCTCCAAAGGCGCTTGGCTTCAGAGGATGTCATGGTTATTAAGTTGTAAAGGTAATGTTCAGGAGTTGGAAGTAATGGGGTCATTTGGGTGCGTATTTCTTGCCCTTACGTGGACGGGTACGGTTGATTTTCATCGACTCTTTCTTACAAGTTTTAGGTCCGGTATGACTTGCGTCTTTACCGTCTTTATTCCCGTAAGTACCCATCTTCCGGTTGCACTTGTTAGCAGCCGTACGTATCTTTAGACCCTTCTTTGTTTTGTTATATTTCGCCTGTTGCTTCAGCCTACGCTTACGAGCAGCAGGGTTCTTTTTGTAGTACGTAGAGGATTTACCGCTTGCCATATAGTCTGCTTTGTACAAGCTCTGGGTCTACATTTGGCATAACACTGGCTAGTTTTGACAAAGGATTACCTTCAAACGCCACACCACTAATGTCATTTGTTTTAAGCCAGTCACAAGCTGCCTTTAGGTCTTGTGTAGTTGCCTCACCAGATTTAATACGGGTAAGAAATTCCTTAGTAACTAAGTTATGCAGCTCATGAAATTGATCTTCAGTCGCTTTCTTTTTTGACACTTTCTTTCTTAGTCTTTGTTTTTTTTACAACGGGTGCTTCAATTGCATACCAAGTTTCACCTGGTACATGCATCAACCGTGATTCAGCCTTTGTAGCTTGCTCGGCTGTATCGAACGTACCAAGAACTTGTTCGGTACGAAGATCGACAATTTTATAAGTCATTTAGTTATTCCTAAGTACAATTTGATCTAGTTTGCTTTCGATACGTATCATGTGATCTTCCATTCGGTCGATCATCGACTTGAGTTCTGTTTTAGAAACGTAGTCCTGAGCAACAGTCAGTTCTACGCCGTCAATGCGACGATCAAGACCACTAATCCGATCATGTACGTTATTAATTCTTTGATGTAGTCGGTTGTTCAGTGTTGCTCCCGCTGCTACTACTGCTATCGAGAGTGTTACTATTGCTTCTATCATTTAAGGATACAATTGGTATGATGTCGTGACATAAAACCTCTACACGACTACCAGGTCGGAAAGTAAATCCAGACTTCATAATTTCTGTACATTTAAGTGCACGAACCATCTCATAATTAAGACGCATCTTTTGTTCGTGTCTTCTAGCAATTTCCTTGCACTGTTCAATCATGCCGCCATCTAGTGGAAACATAAAATTGATCTGTGCACCATAATTATTAGAACGAACATAACCATCAGCTTTGTAAGGAATAGTGTCGTTGCCCAAATAAAACGGGCTGAACGTCATCGTTGATCCATTACAAGAATTGTTTGGGCCAAAAACTTGACGTGATGGTGCACCATTGTTCTGAAACTGAACAGCCTGGTTTGTCACATTTCCCGTCGCAGCAGCAACTGGGTTAGATGAAATTTGGTCACCATCTGATTCACCTGCAAAAACCGGGGTTATTGCGAGAAGATAGAAAGCGACGTAGTAGTAGAGACTGAATTTATTGTTTCTTGAATGTCGATTGTTTCGATAATTCCTGCTTCTCGTGTCGTAACTTCTAGCGACCAAGGATCGCCAGCAGTTGTTACTGAAAATGTAGTATTTTCTCCAGAAATATCTGAACTGGGTGTAACGTTTGAACCACTCCATGATGTATGAGCACCACCATAAATTTCTTGTGCAATAGTGCGATCAATATCAATCGTGGTGGTGGTAGTCGATGACATAGACCCCTGGGTGAACTGTGGGGTAACAGTCTGTGCAGAAACTGGAGCAGCTAAAAAAAGTAGTAATAGTGGTAGTTTTTTCACCGAGATCCTCTTTTACGTCTCCAGACGCCATTGTTTTGACAAAGATTACATTTTTTATTCGGATACCTAATCTCAGGCATCCGTGAACAAGGTTTACGTCTTGTACAGTTTCCTGCTAAAACACCAGGTCTTCCATTTAATCGTTTTGCTTCAACAGGATTACTGTTAATAACGCCAACCAAGGAAAGGATTAGGGGTAGAATAATTAGCTTTTTCATTCTTCTTTTTTTTTAGTTTCAGGTGATTTAGGGTTTTGCTTGCTGTTAGATGTAGTCAATCCAAACGTAGCTAAAGCTCCAGTAAAAACGCTGGCTACGAATGTAATGTCGCCGCCACTTTGACCTTTTTTAATCATAGGCAGCTCTACGTAGTTAAGGGTGATAATAAAACCACTCCAAATAACTACACCTAAACGGACAAATGTGCCAAGAATTTGTAATTCATCTTCTGTGTTTTCCTTAACTTTTACTAGGAAACCTTTCTTTTTTGACTCGTTGTTATCTTGGTCCATGCTTGTTTAAGTATGGGTTTCATTGCAGTTACAGTCCATTTAAAGACTGCTGTTGCTGTAAGGGTGGCTGCAACAGACACGGTGGCAGTAGTACCAGCCGTGACAAGTATTTCGTTAGATGGGAGAGGCATCGTGACATCCGTGAATGGAATGTCTATCTCTCGTGTGTCTTTAGGTATGTCCGGTAGTTTTACCGGAGGAGGTTTAGGTTTTGGTTTCTCTTTGTCAGATTCTGTAGTTCCTTTAACACCAGGAGGTGGTCTAAGGTCGCTAGGAGGAACCACAAGCGGTTTGTAATAAGGTAATTCCGCTCGTGGTATGTCTAGTGCCGGACGTGGTAATGACAATGCCTCAGGGAGCTTTATATACGGAAGTACAGGCGGCTCACCTAAGTCCATTAATCCAAAGGTTTAGCAGGAAATAGACCGTTACGGATGAATTCAACAGCCTTGTCATCGACTTCATTGTCAGTCGACTCTGCAAGTTTGGTTAGAAGATCTAAAATAAGGAGTTTGACCTTATCTGACTGAATAAATGAAAATAGAATTGGACGGATAAGAGTAATCATGATAAATTAGTAGGTAGAATTAATTAGACGTTTCACCAAAAACAACAACATTCATAAAGCTGGCATTTGTTAAACCACCGCTATTATCTAACGTCTTAATTACAAATGAGGCTTGACCATTAGTGATGGCTGGAGTGTTTACTTTTTCGTGTTGCGAGGCAGTTACTTGAGCGCAAAAGTCATTTTCACTAGCAAACGAAAGATTATTGCTAAGGGTTACGGTATAATTTCCAGTCGAGTTCCTCGTAATACTTGCAATATTAAAAGACTTAGAAATAGAATCACTTGAACCGTCGTACCGAGCCCAAGCAAGAGCACCTAAGCAGTTCCAATCCGAACTTGAGCGGTTAGTCGTCTTGACCTTAATAACGCCAGTAGTCTCGTTTACGTGTACTGAACCTTTACCGCGTCCAGACCCAGGAGTTGATGTACTTTTTTCAAGTACAAGTTCATTGACATTAACTGTGTTTGTGTAACCCCTAATATCAGGCTGTTCAAATCGAAGGTTGTCATTCGTGCTGTCAAGAGCGGGACCATTTCTTGTAGTTGCACTACGAACTTGAACACCTCGGAAAGCACCAAAGTAAGCTTGACTAGAACCACCAGCATTTACAATTTTTTCCGGACCATCAACGACAGTTAGGTTGCTACAGTTGATAGCGTCAAAGCAGTTACTTTGAATTTGGAAAACTTTTTCAGTTAACGGACTTGCACCACCAAAACCTGTTACTTGGATATTAGAAAAACTAACATTACGGCAACCATTGTGAAGGTGAATCAAGCCAACGTCACTAGTACTACCCGGACCAGAAGCTCCAAACGCACTGGGTTGTACGTAACCATCAATATCAGACAGAGCAACGTCGTTTCTTCCGTCGTTAAAAGTGATGTTGCTGATCAAGACGCCATCATAATTACCGACTTCAAAACAACGTTCAGGGTTTTTAGTGGCTGCGGTAAAGTTGTTGTTGGAGTCACGTGTGTAGTAGCTAAAAGTGGCAGGCGCAATAATTTGAACGTTACTGACAGAAACGT